CGTGTACACTCCACCCAAGACCAGAATGCATGAACTAACCTTAGCCCGGATCGCACGCGCCAATTACCACGACGGACCGATGACCGGAGCAGTATCGCTTGAGATAGTGTTTGCGATCGTCCCACCGGCCCGTAGCAAGCGTTTGTACCCGCACTGCCGCCCAGACTTGGATAACTATCTAAAAGCGTTTATGGACGCTGTTAACGGGATCTATTGGGTGGACGACGGCCAGGTGGTGAACATCACGGCCTCCAAGGTATATGCACCCACTGCGTCAATATCGGGATACATTGCGCAAATAAAATAGCCCTTAGAGTCAGGAAACTATTGCCACGTACTCAAAACTCCTGAATACTAAACTAAATCGGTTATCTCACGCAGTGCCGAAATCTACGACAAGGAGTGCGACGCAAATGGCAAAGAAAAAAGTAAAAGCAAAAGCTAAGAAGTAATCTAAAAGTTTCTCACGTTCAAAAATGATTAGAGTCGCGTTGGCAGTTCTGTAAATACATGAAACAAATTGCCAACGTAAATACGCAGATGCAAGAACAAAGAAAACGTAAAAAGAAACCAACTAATCCAGTGTGTATACATATGATACCTGACATCATCTCTAGCCTTAGACACACAAACAATTTCACACACACGGCATCTCAAATGAACATATGCATGCGCACTCTCAGGAATGCTTGTTACAAGTTCCCGGAACTAAAAGTGGTGTGGCTAGAAATCTTAGCCAGTAAAAAACGAATACGTGATATCCAGAAGATGGAACGCAACGCACGCTTAGACGTTGAATATAAAGAGCTGCCTGTAGTTTATAAGAAACGAAAACAACAAAAGGAAACAGGATGGGGATGAAAGTAAAGTGTCTATACGACAAGCTCGTTTCAGTCAAAGACTTAAGGGTGCATCCAAAGAACCGTAACAAACACCCGGACGCTCAGATTCAACGGTTGGCAGAGATACTTGAATACCAGGGATTCCGTTATCCAATCAAAGTGTCTAAACTATCAGGATACATCACCTCCGGCCATGGCAGACTATCTGCTGCAATTAAGAACGGATGGATCGAAGTTCCCGTGAACTACCAGGAGTACGAATCGGAAGCACAAGAATACGCAGACGTTCAGGCGGACAATGCGATTGCTAGTTGGGCGGAATTAGATTTGGTTGGCATAAATACAGACGTATCCGAGCTAGGAGATGAGTTTGATGTTAACTTGCTCGGTATTGAGGACTTTGAATATACAGAACCAAAAGAAGAACCAGGTGCCGACGAAGACGAAGTGCCGGAACCAACAGAGTCCATTGCGAAACTCGGAGACATCTGGAAGCTAGGCAATCATAGACTCATGTGTGGTGACTCCACCAGTATAGACGCGGTTGAGAAGCTTATGGACGGCGAGAAGGCGGACATGGTGTTTACAGATCCTCCGTATGGTATTGGGTTTAAATATAATTCTCATAAAGACACAACTGGCGATGAATACAAAGATTTCTGTAGAGATTGGTTTCATAATTTAAAGATCCAGTGCGATTTTATAGTTATCAGTACGGGTTGGGCTTATAATCTTTTCTGGTATCAAAATGAGCCCAAAGATACTTTTTACTGGTTATGTAAAAATAAAAGAACTGGTGGTTCTATCTCCCATTTTAGAAAAGTTGAACCATTGTTTATTTGGGGCAAACCGGCTAATAGATATGATTTTGATTTTTTTGAACAGACAACACAAATCGAGCAAGATTTAAAAGGGCAGCACACATGCCCAAAGCCAGTGAGTCTAATTGAAAGTATTATTCATGGCTGCAAGGATAAAGGATCTATTTTAGATGTTTTTGGAGGTTCGGGAACGACCCTCATTGCCTGCGAGAAAACAAACCGCAAATGCTTCATGATGGAACTCGATCCACACTACGTCGACGTGATCATTGCCCGCTGGGAAAAGTACGCAAACAAGAAGGCGGAGTTGCTGAATGGCACGACCGCCTAAACAAAAAGAACCCGAAAAAGAAATACACAGAGGCCAGCCAGGCAGCAAACTCGGTAGGAATAAACTTCCCATTGACCCGGAACAAGTTCGGAAGCTTGCAATGATCAATTGCACAGCAGCAGAAATAGCAGCAGTAGTAGGATGCAGCGTAGATACCATCAATGGTCGTTTTTCAAAGATTGTAAAAGAGGGTCTAGAACAAGGCAAAATGAGTCTAAAACGCCAAATGTGGACGATGGCGATGAACGGTAATACAGCAATTTGCATCTGGTTATCGAAGCAAATGTTAGGATATTCCGAGAAGGTTATGAACGTCGGCACACCAAAACCGATATCTATACGCTTCTTAGATGGCAGACGAGTCGTTGCCGGTCAAGTAGATACAGAAACCGGAGAGATTGCAGAACCGCGTGAAATAGAGGCAAAAATAGAACCAATAGGACACGGTATAGACGATGGAAATTAGATTAGAAAACGGTATTCCAATTGGTGACGGTCATCCGACATTCGTGATTGCGGAAGTAGGATCCAACTGGCACACGCTAGACGATTGCGTGACGTCAATACACTCAGCTAAGAAGCATGGAGCCGACGCAGTGAAGTTCCAATATTACACCTGGAATTGTCTATACGGCCCGATCCGCACAATGGATGGATACAAGGAATACGAACTAGAACGCACGTGTCTTGATCCGGATTGGTTGCCGATACTGAAAATAGAATGCATGAAATTAAACATGGAATTCATGTGCACGGCGTTCTCTCCGATGGGTCTACAGATCGTGAACCAGTACGTAAACATCAATAAGCTTGCGTCGTCTGAGATCACGCACGTTCAAATGATTGATCAAATGATACGGTTTCAAAAGCCATTCATATTCAGTACAGGAGCTCTGCAAATGAGTTCCGACGGGTTCCAACAATGCGCCAAGATCATCATACGTGCCCACGAAGGCGGCAACCGAAACGCCATTCCCATGTATTGTGTGGGCTCGTATCCAGCAAAAGTTATAGACCTGAAAGTGATATCGCTCCTTAAAGAAAAGTGTAAAACGATGGTCGGATACTCAGATCATTCCATTGACGTTTTGAATATCCCGGACATGGCGTGTGACATGTATGGTGCGTCTATACTTGAGAAGCACGTGAACTTTGTGGGCGTAGAAGACACTCCGGATGCACCACACTCAATATCAGGAGCCGAGTTTGGCATGATGGTTGAGAACTTAAAGACGAACGTGACGAAGATGATCTACGAAGACGTCAACCAAGAAGACATGTACACCACCCACCGCAGGCGGCTCGTTGCGATCAAACCGATTGAAAAGGGTGAGCGTCTGTATCTGAACAATAATTACGGGGTGTATCGGTCGCTTAAGAAGGACCAAATAAGCTCGTTCGATATGTACAAGTACGCCGAACCAAACGGTATGTTTCTGAACACATCAAAAGTCATTGGTGATTCGATATCGGCAATGGACATTTGCCAGGAAAACCCAACGGTGCAATGATATGAAAAAAAGTCAGGGTGATGTTTGATTGATTATAAATTGTCAGACAAGATAGACAAACTAGAGGATAAAAAATATGCTTTAATCAAGAAGTTGAAAAAGCTTAAACGCAAAATTAAAAAGTTATATAAAAAATTCAACCGGAAAAAAGGGAACCATCATCCAGGTTGGACTGATGGAATATCCGCGTTTGATAGATAGAACTAAATGGATTTTGCACCACATTCACAAAAGCAAGAAGACGCAATCCTGTCAGACAAACGTCTACTTGTTTTAGGGTGCGGTACTCAATACGGTAAAACAACGGTTGGGGCGTTACGGTTTGCTCTTAAATTCTTCGAAAACACCGATCCAAACGCTGCCTTTTTGGTTACGGCACCAACATACAAAGTCATGGCGCAATCAACTTGGCCTGCGTTCTTCAACGTGATGAGAGATTATGGTAGATACGATAAGAAGAACGATTACTTCCAAACCGACAACGGTCCAAAGGTATACTTCCGAACAGAATCAGATCCGGACTCCATCATCGGTATCACAAACATCAAACACATCTGGTGTGACGAAGCAGGTAAATACAGGCTGTATTTCTGGGAAAATATCCAAGCCCGTGCTGACTTTTGTGGCGCAACGATTGATCTGACAACGAGCCCTTATTCCATGAACTGGATATGGCATGACATCATAAAGCCATGGCGTGCTGGTAAACGTAAAGACGCAAATGTCATACAAGCGGCATCATGGGAAAACCCTTATCACTACCTAAGTAATCCAGACAACCGAGAAGCCAAACGTTCTACGATGGATCCACGCAGATTCTCCATGATCTTCGGTGGTGAATGGGGCAAGCAAGACGGTTTGGTGTATGACTGTTGGGAGGATAACGAGAATCTGATAGACGCATTCGCACTGCCAACCGGCACCAGGTACTTTGCCGGTATTGACTGGGGATACTACCCGGATCCGTTTGTCATTGTCATACGTGGTATTACACCAGAAGGCAGACATTACGGTGTGAGTGAATTCGTAAAGACGAAGCTGACCGTGACGGACATCGCTCAAGTGTGTAAACAAAAGATGTCGGTGTATCCGATTGAACAGTTCTATTGTGATCCATCCAGGCCCGATTCAATCAACGAGCTTTGTCGAATGGGCGTTCCAGCGTCGAAGGCCATAAATACATTGCGTGAAGGTATAGACGTTCATTACGAGCTGATCAAAACCCGTCGCTACAAGGAGTTTCGTGGATCAATGCCGATGACCCACGATGAAATGATGAACTACCACTACCCGGAACCCAAAGAAGCCAACGTGGATTCGGACTCCAAAGAGATCAAACCCGTGGATAAGAACAATCACACAATGGACGCGTCGCGTTATGTCTCAATCATGACTCATCGGTTGCATGAGCAACGGAAACCGTTTTTAAATAAAGACGATGCACCCAAAACAAAACAACTGCAGCAAGACCGCCTAAAAGGGCTGCTAAGTAACAAAAAACCAAGGAATGGAGAACGTTGGCAATGATTTACGAATATCGATGTGACAAATGTGACAAGAATTTTGATATAGTGAAATCAGTAAAGTACATGGAACGTGAAGAGCGTTGCGAAGGATGCGACACCCTGGCCACGCGAATGTTTGTTCCACGTAAACTTTCACTATTTGGAACCAAGGTCACGCACGCGGAATACAATCCAGCGCTTGGTTGTGTCGTCAAGAATAAGGCTCACAAAGAGCAAATCCTAAAAGAAAAGAATTTGATTGAGGTTGGGAACGAAAATCCTAATCGCATGATTGACCGGGACGACAAGGCCAGGAACGAAAAGTTATCTAAATTGTACGATGAAGATTGAGGTTTGATGGACTCCATAATGCAAGCTCTAGAAGCCATACTCGAAGAAGCTAAACATATTACACAAAAACTAGATAAGGCAATCGATCTACTAATCAAAATCAAGGACAAGAAATAAATGGCTGACGTTCCATACTTATCAGAACACGAAGGCGCTCCAAAC